GATTAACATTGTAAGAATAGATCCTAAACAATTAAATTTTACAATCAAAGAAGGTTTAGTTTTTCATGCACATACTGATTTGAATAGGAAAGCCGGAAAAGTTATGCCATATTATACTTTTGTTATATATGTACAAATGCCAAACAACCTATCTGGGGATGACGGTGTTTTGTATCTAAAAGATAGTGATGGTAATATTTTTACATTTCTTCCAGAAGAGGGTGATTGTATAATAATGGATGGGGATTTATTACATGTACCTGGGTATGCTAAAAATTCGAGTGTTGATAGGTTGGTGTTGGCCGGTAATACCACATTTCAAAAAAGAAAGACTAACAAAACATTACTTTAATGTTAATTGAAGATAAATTCATATTTATTAATATTCCAAGATGTGCATCAACATCTTTCCATATATCCTGTATTAATTCGGGATTCGATGTGAAATATTACACAAACGATGAGATTTTTAGAAAAGTAAAGAAGTTTGAGGAAAACGATCATATACATACACATGAATCTATAAATGAATTGGAAGCCAAATTTGGGAACAAATATCCAATCATATCAATAAGAAGACAAAAGTATGAAAGGTTTTTTTCGATGTGGAAACATGTGATTGGGGAAGCTTTAAGATATGGTGACAAAAAAAGCGCCAATGTATTTACAAAGTTAAAGGTAAACGATATATTGTATTATGATTCTGACGATGTGATCGATTCAAAAAACAGGCACAATTTCATTATGAAATTCCTTTTAAAAAATGGCTTATCTGTTGTTGAAGTTGATCAAAGGATATTAACCATGTTAAATGTTTTAATTACCCCGACATCTCATTATCATAATAATAGGAGTGACATTATTTGGTTTAATTTTCAAGATCTAAATAATCTTGAAAAATGGGTACAAGAATTGGTGGGGAAACCGTTTAACTTACAAAACGTAAATTCCAGCAAAAATATTGATTGTGCGATTAAAATTAATGAGGACTTAATAAGGGAATATGATAGAATATATAGTGTTTTTGATAACCATAAAGAAACAAAAAGCATAATTTAACCTTTTGGTTGGAGACACTATTTATATATAAAAATCAAATATTTTAAAATATGAAAGGTATAATACTCGGCAGTGATTTTATAGAAAAGGACAATTCTGTTAAAATTCTAGAAACTAACACAAATACTACATTTTTCAATGAAGGGTCCGAATTTTTGGATTATGACCCCTTATTTAACGTTTTTATACAAAATAACATAACGGAGCTTCATTTTATATATACTGTTGGTGATAGTTACTTACCAACTAATGATCCAGTATTTGTGTTTGAGGAAATACTCAAGGAAAAATGTGATCAGAATAATATCCAATATTTTGCATATACTGTGCCAGAAAATTCAGTTACGGTGCCATACATTGAAGATGCCCCTAATAAATTTATTCTTAGACAGGCTTTCGACACAACAGCTTTGGTTGATGAAACCTACTGTGCAGATAAATTCGAATTTTTAAAATTATTAGAAAATAGTAGTTTAACACCTAAGTCATATTTTAATGATCCTACTTTAGGAAGTAATGAATTATTGGAAATAACAGACAATGGATCTGATGTTCCAAATATTCTTGTAAAATACAGATATCCGAATTATGACGGTAAAGAATATCCACAAATATATAATTTAACGAGTAATGAACAATTGGCAGAATTAAAAGCTGGTTTAGAAGAAGGTTATATTATTCAAGAATTTTTATACGATCAGGTTAATTTAGTACAAAATAGATGGTCTGTTATAAGATCAATAGATATTATATATGGCTCAGAATTGGATGTTGTTAGTTTAGGTGGTTATAGAACAACAACAAATTTACCAATTGATTATTATGGTAATGAGTTCGTTTCTGGTACAAGAAAATATAATCAAAAAACTAGATATAAATTTATCAATAAACAAAACGGTAATTTTTACGACGTAACTTACCACGTTGATAACGATAGTAATATCATCATGTCAGATGGTACAACTCGAACACTTAACAATGTGGCAGTAAATGATACACTTAAATCTTTACAATTTACAGATTTAAACGGAATTGGGTCATCACATGAAAACAATTTACAGTCATGGGATGGTACGTTTAATAAAACGGTTGAAACATTAACTGATGTTGACACAACTGCAGTATCTATTCATAGTAGTGATATCAAAGCTTTATTTATTAAAGTTACGTTAGAGAATGGGACGACATGGTCAGATAGCCCATATTCAATATTTTATTTTGAAGAAAAAGATATTGAATCAACTAGATGGGATTTATTAAACAAAATGGTAGTAGGTGATAAGTTTATCATTAGAAACAAAGTTACTGGAGAATTAAGTAAATTGGCAATCACTAATTTAGAAATAGAGTATATGGAAAAAACTGTATACGAATTAGATGTTGAACCTTCTGATGTTTTCTTATCTGATCTAGGTAATGATTTATATGCTATCATGCACAACAATTGTGAAGGTTGTGGTAGCCCATGGGGGGGATTTTGTGGTAACTGGCAATGTTATCCGTATTGTGGATTCTGTGGCGGCGGTTCCCCAGCACAAAAATAATACTTACTTAAAATTATAATAATATGTCAAATAATTCAAACGAAGCACAATCAACAAGAGTAGAAAGACCAGATGTAACGATTAAAAAAATAGTTACCCCATTATCCAATGATGTTAAAGTCAAGATTAATAATGCGATGGTACAAATTGTTGATAAAATTAAGGAAAAACATTTATCATAACATTCATGTGTGATATATGGAAATATTAATAATATCCTTACCAAGGACAGGATCAACCGAGTTATCTAAGAGAATATCCGAACAACAAAAATTGACTTTAATAGGAGAACCCTTTAATGATTTTTATCCTGAAAAACGTTATTATAATGAAAACCACATTTATAAAGATTGTGTGTTAAAAACAAATATTTTCCATAAACCATTTTTTATTAGAGAAGAAGATAGACTTGAATGGTTAATTAGCTTAAGTAAAAAATTTAATAAGACAATTCTTTTAAGTAGAAAAGATATTAAAGCCTGTGCCGAAAGCTGGGCTTTTTATAGTTTTAGGGTTAAAAACTTCAATTTCTCACACAACTTAGCATATTTTTGGGAAAAAACACCAAATTATGATGAATCAGTAAAAAAGATCAATACATGGAATGAAGAGATTAACTTTCTATCTAAAGAATTAAACATTCCCATCACTTATTATGAAGACAATTTTGATGTAAACTCGACAGAGCGATTAAGAAAGGGGGATTTGATTATTAATAAAATCATTTAAATTAATGTTAAAACAAAAGATTTTATTCACCGAAGAGGAGTGTAAAAATATTATAGATTTAAAAAACAAATATCCGTTGATAGGTGATAATGGTAGATGGGATGAGTTTGACAATTTCAAATACAAGTTTTACACTTTAAACGAAGCTGCAGATGTTAATTGGATAATAAATAGAATGTGTGATTTTTTCGAAGATGAAATGAAATTACATATTTACACTAGACCCATAAAACTTAGTTTACATCATTATACACCTGGCGATGAATTTGGTAAACATATAGATACCGGAACCCCAATTAAAGAATGGAATGTTGGGTTATGCCTAAATGACAACTTTGATGGTGGTGATTATTTACTATATGATGAAAATGACAACCCGATTGAGATAGCTAAAAAAACTGGAAATGTGTCCATATATCAATCTCAAGTTTTTCATCAAGTGACCCCTATTATTTCTGGTGAGAGATGGGCTATCGCAATGTTTATTCATAAGTTTAGAATGAATAAAAAACCAATTTTTTAATTATATATGAGAATAGCGATACTAACAAGTGAACGAACCGGGTCCACAACTCTTTTTCATTTAATACGAGAGCATCTAGAACCGAGTGGATATATATGCCACATCGAACCATTCAACCAATATTTACATGAAAAACTAAACAGAAATGTTTACAGTCCGGATTTTTATAATGATAAGAACAATGTTTTTATAAAAACATTTCTTAGTGAAATTCATAGACCAAAAGAACTAATAGGTAATGACGAGGCATATTGGGATTGGTTTTTTAAATATTTTGAAAAAATCATAATTTTAGATAGGAAAGATAAAACCTCACAAAGTGAGAGTTTTACATATCACGCAATTAAAGGTAAAACAAGTACTTGGCATAAAAGACAATACTATGATTTTGATGGTATTGAAGAGGGGCACGTTGAGTATAGAAAAAATATATTTAATGAAGAATCTAAGAAATTACATGAGATATCTGATAGGGGTTACCCAATAGTATATTTTGAGGATATATATGTAAATAGGGATAAAACAACACTTAAAGATATTTTAGATTATATTGGTGTGGACCTAAACGATACCTTATATGAAAGATATATTTTATCCGATTCATTTAGAGTAAGACTAAACAAAGGGGAATCTCCATTCACAGGAATAATTTAAACCAGATAACCCAAAATTTATAAAGCCATATTCGTTAACCAAAGTATTTATCTAAATAAAATAACACAATATTTAGATGAATATTTTTGATCCACAAGTATCGGGTTCCCTGTCAGTTTCGGGCTCAAGCGAAATTTCGGGCGATTTAAGAGTCTTAGGTACCTTATTTGCAACAATTTCAGGTACTGCCGAAAATGCCGTTTCAACCTCACACGCTGCAGCATATACCCTAACATCAAGTTTTCACCAATTTACCTCATCTTACACTACCGGAGCGTTTACGGGTTCTTTTGGTGGAAATGGTGCTGGGTTATATGACATCCCGGCTAGTGGTGTTACGGGACTTAATTTAACCAGAATTGCTGATGGTTCTGCTACGGCATCCATTTCTCAAGCTGATGGTCTTAGAATTAACACCAACACAGAACTAACCGGATCATTGAAAATATCAAATATTAACCTTGGTTCTGATAAGGTTATATTGGTAAACGTAACGGATTCTGGTGGAAAATACTTTATTGATGGGGTAAGAAGCCCAATTTTAAGTCTAATAAAAGGATTTACATATAAATTCTTATTTCCAAATATAGGGGCGCATCCTTTTAGATTCTCTACAACAAATGATGGAACACATAATGGTGGAACGGTTTATACAACAGGTGTAACCACAGGTTCAACACCAGATTACATTCAAATTGAAGTAACTGATAGTACACCATCTACACTTTATTATTTCTGTACTTCACATCATATGATGGGTAATGGTATTGGGGTATATTCGGATCTTTTAAATGTTGAAGCGGATAGACAAGTTGTTTACATCAACCCATCTATAATTGCAACAACAGGTTCAAATACGTTTATCGGTACTGAAACAATAAGTGGGTCTCTTTCTGTTACTGGATCGGTTAATATAACAGGATCTATTTCATTAAATGGTCAGGCTATTGGTACTGGTAAATTAGATGAGGTTGTGTTCAATAGTTACACATCATCCAATGACACAACAAACAGTCTACAAAACGGTAGATTAGATTTGTTGGAAACGTCGACATCATCGTTAAATACATTTACATCCAGTACAAATAATAGGTTAAACACTGTTGAAACATATACTGGAAGTTTAAATACCAGATTAGATATTATTGAAACTTCAACAAGTAGTTTAAATACATTTTCATCTAGTATAAATAATAGAGTTGGTATTATTGAAACTTCAACAGCTAGTTTAAATATTTTTACCTCAAGTGCAAGTAGTAGATTATTATCAATCGAAACAAGCACTGCTAGTTTAAACATATTTACTTCAAGTACGAATAATAAACTATCTGCAATAGAATCAACAACTTCAAGTTTGAATTCGTATACCGCTAGTAACAATACTAGATTAGATGTTATAGAAGGAACTACAGGTAGTTTAAATACATTTACTTCAAGCACAAGCAACAAATTAAGTGCAATTGAAACTTCAACTAGCAGCTTAAATTTATTTACATCAAGCACTAATTTAAGTTTAAATTCTGTTCTTACTAGTACAGCTAGTTTAAACACATATACAAGTAGTAATAATACTAATATTAATGCTATTCATACTGCAACAAGTAGTTTGAATACTTTTAGTTCGTCAATATTAAATGCTATCGAGGTTACCGGATCTAACTTAACAATTAAGGGTGATTTATTAGTTAAAGGTACAACGACACAAATTGATTCTACTACTCTTAACATTGGTGATAATATTATATCATTAAATGGTACTGCAACAAATAATGCTGGCCTTGTTGTTCAAGACGCTAGTGGTGCAAGTATCGTTTCAGGTTCATTATTATGGGACACATCAACAGACTTTTGGAAGGCTGGTAAATTAGGTAGTGAAGAAAGAATTATATTAGTTAATGAATATAATACATTCTCAACTTCAATAGATTCTAGAGCGACTAGTTTACAAACTGCAACTAGTTCTTTAAATTCATATACAAGTAGCAATACTAGTAACATAAATGCAATTCACACTTCAACAAGTAGTTTGAATACATTTACATCTAGTGCTAACGGTAGATTAGATTCTTTAGAAACAAGCACAGGTAGTTTAAACACTTACACTAGTTCAACAAATACGAGATTAGGTGTGATCGAATCTACAACAGGTAGTTTAAATACATTTACTTCCAGTGCAGATAGTCGTTTAAATGCTGTTGAGACTTCAACTAGTAGTTTGAATACTTTTAGTTCTAGTACAAATGATAAATTATCTTCTTTAGAATCTGCTAGTTCAAGTATTAGAACGGATTTTAATTCATATACGAGTTCAAATAATACTGTTGAGTCTACACAAAATGGTAGACTAAGTGCGTTAGAAACTACAACAGGTAGTTTGAACACATATACAAGCAGTAACACAACAAATATAAATGCAATTCATACCGCAACAAGTAGCCTTAATAGTTTTACTAGTTCTATTAATACAACTGTTAAAAATAAACTAAATGCTGATGGTGTAATATCCGGAAGCATTCAAGTTGAGATTACTGGAACTACAGGTTACTCAACATTTAGTGGATCTATAGCTACAACAGATTCAACACAAAACGATAGAATTGCCGCATTAGAATCAATGACTGGTTCTTATGCAACAACTGGTTCAAGTAATATTGTTGGTAATCAAACAATTACAGGTTCTGTTTATATTACACAAAACTTAACTGTTCTTGGATCGTCATCTTTCCTTTATTTAACAGCATCACAATTGGCTGTTAGTTCGTCAACAATATCAGTTAATGTTTTCGAACCAGCTGAAAGATTTGGGGGATTAAAAGTATATGATAGTGGTTCATTATCACATCAAGCAACAGCATCACTTTTATGGGATTCACAAAATAATCACTGGATATATCAAAACGCATACGTTGGTGGATATTCAGGTGGTATGTTAATTTCAGGCCCAAGAAATACTGGAGCGTTAGGTGATGAGGCTGGTACTATAGCCAACGTTGTAATGAAAGGACAAGGTGGTGATCATATCACGGGTTCCAACATTACAGATACTGGTACAAAAGTTTCAATTAATTCAAATACTGAAGTAACTGGAACTTTAAAGGTTACTGAAAATATAACTAGTCCTAATATAACTGCAATAGAAACATCTACTAGCAGTTTAAATACATTTTCATCATCTATATTAGCTGCTGTAGAATTAACAGGTTCTAACCTAACAGTTAAAGGTAACTTATTAGTTAAGGGAACAACAACAAATGTTAATACAACAACACTTGATGTTGATAATAACTTAATTAACTTAAACGGAACAGGAGCAACACTTGCTGGTTTAAGAGTTAAAGATACAACAGCACCAAATCAAGTTTCGGGATCTTTATTATGGGATGCAACAAATGACTATTGGATTGCGGGTCAATTAGGTTCAGAACAAAGATTAGTTAGAGAAACAGAATTTAATAATGCTGTAAATAGAGTTGATAGTTTAGAGATCTCAACAGCATCTTTAAATACATTTACAAGTAGTGCTGCAAGTAGATTATCTTCACTTGAAACTGCAAGTGGTAGTATTAGAACTGACTTTAATTCATATACAAGTAGTAACAACACAACAAACAATACACAAAACAGTAGATTAACTTCTATTGAATCAACAACTGGATCATTAAATACATATACTAGTTCAAATACAACTAATATAAATGCTATTCATACTGCAACAAGTAGTTTGAATAGTTACACAAGTAGTAACAATACTACTATATCTTCTTTAAACTCATATACAAGTAGTAACACAACAAATATAAATGCTATTCATACCGCAACGGGTAGTTTGAATTCATTCACAAATTCATTTAATAGTGCATTTAGTTTAAGTGGTGCTGATGTTACTGTTAGAGGTAACTTTACAGTATCGGGTACAACAACTACTGTTAATTCAACAACGGTTGCAATAGGTGATAACATCATTCAATTAAATGGTTCTGGTGCAACTAACGCAGGTATTGTTGTTAGAGACGCAACATCACCAACAACAACATCTGGTTCATTATTATGGGATACAACAAATGATAAATGGATTGCTGGCCCCTTAGGTGCTGAAGATGATGTTGTTTTAAGAACCGCAACACAAACATTAACAAATAAAACAATCAACGCATCTCAACTAGTTGATGCGTCTGTAACAAATACAAAATTAGCCAATTCATCTTTTAATATTGGTACAACATCTATATCATTAGGTAGAACATCGTCTGCACAAACTTTAAGTGGTGTGTCGATTGATGGAACTGTAACCAAAACATTGGCATCTGGTGTTGGAGAAAATTTCTTATATGCAAATGTTGGTTCGGATGATTATGTTCGTGTTCGAGGAGGTTCAGATAGCTATAATACAGGATGGATTGAAATCGCTACATCAGATGATGGAACAGAACCAATTTATGTTAGACAATATACAGGAGTGTTTACAACTGTTGCAAGAACCGCAACTTTATTAGACGGTAGTGGTAACACATCTTTCCCTGGTACTATAAATGGTTTAACAGTGTCTTCAGGTACTATTACTTCAGGCACTTGGAATGGTACAGCAATTGCCAACGCATACTTAGCAAACTCATCGTTTTTTGTTGGTACAACATCTATATCATTAGGTAGATCGTCCGCATCACAAACATTAACAGGTGTTTCTATTGATGGTAATGCAGGAACTGTTACAAATGGTGTTTATACAAGTGGTGATCAAACAATTGGGGGGGCAAAAACATTTAGTTCAAATATTACCAATAGTGCAACTGCTGATTGGTATATGTATGGCTTTGGTGCTAGAGGCGCAAGCTCAGGACAATATGGTATGGGTCTTGCATCTGATATTGCAAATAGAACATTATCATTCCATGTACCTAATCATACTGCTTATTCATCTTCAGGCGCCGTACCTAAATTTGGTTGGTACTCTAATGGGGCTGTTGAGTTAATGTCATTACAAAGTGCCACAGGTAATTTAGTTGTTACAGGAACAATTGCAGCATCTAATTTAAGTGGTACAAATACTGGAGATCAAACAACTATTTCGGGTAATGCTGGAAGTGCAACGATATTACAAACAGCTAGAACAATAGGCGGCGTTTCATTTAATGGTTCGGCAAATATCGATTTACCTGGTGTAAACACCTCAGGTAATCAAAATACAACTGGTAATGCCAACACAGCAACAACATTACAAACTGCAAGAACAATTGGTGGTGTTTCATTTAATGGTTCTGCAAATATTGATTTACCAGGCGTAAACACTACTGGTAATCAAAATACATCAGGTACGGCATCTAATATTACTGCTTTCACAATTAACCAAAACGTTGGTACAGCAAATACACCAACATTTGCTGGATTAACAGTTGGTGCTGGTCTTGCAACAGGAAGAAGTTCTTGGGGGGCACCCACTAATGCTAATATTATATTAACATCATCTGCATCAGATAGTACTGGTAACTGTGGTATAGAATTCAGATCGGGAAATAATTTCCCATCAGATGGTGCATCGATATATTTTGAAAATAATGCATCAGGTGGTGCATCCGAAAGAGCTAAATTAACAATTAGAGTTGAGAATGATGCGGAGGACTTTATGGAATTAAGAGCGGGTAATATCACTCTTAATTCGAATACCATAAGTGCTGGTGGTCAAAACCCATCAATTATTTTCCAAAATTCTGGAACAACTATCTCATCTATTAGTAGTACTGGTGTTTACAATGGTAGTATTAGTGGTAATGCAGCAACAGTAACAAATGGTGTATATACAAATGGTTCATATTCTGATCCTTCTTGGATAACATTATTAGCGGGCTCAAAGATAAATGGCGCAGTTGCAAGTGCTACAAACGCAACAGCTGCGGCTAACATTTCACTTACAAGTTTAGGAAATGGTTCGGTAAACGTAAATAACGGAAGTTCAGCGGTATATAGAAATGAAAACGGGTCGGGTGCGGCTTTATCATATTCTCCAGTTTTTCATGCGGGCGCCGGTGATACGATGTGGCAAATTCAAGGTACTTACGGTACTTCCGGTAACGGTACATTCTATTTTAGACAAGGATATAATGGAAGCTGGGGTAACTGGTTAACAATGTTATCATCAGCTAACTATAATTCATATTCACCAACATTAACAGGAACTGGTGCAAGCGGTAACTGGGGTATTAATATTACAGGTAATGCTGCAACAGCAACATCGGCTGACCAAATTGATGGTGTTGGATTTAGAAATACAGGTTCTAATGAGGGTGTTAATGCCCAATCATTAGACTCTAATGGTATGACCTACGTAACCAATGTTGATGGTAGTAGTACCAATTTAACAGGTAACGCAACAGATGGTGCACTGTACTCTCAAATATACAGTTCAAGTTGGCAACATCAAATATATGGTGATTACAGAACAGGTATCATGTATGCTAGAGGAAAAAACAACGGTACTTGGCAGTCTTGGAAGAGAGTTGCTTTAAGTAATTCAACAACATTCTCCAACGTGTCAAGTGTTAGCTTTACTCACAATTTAGGAACTGCAAACTTAACTGCGCAAGTATTTGATAGTAGTAATAATATGTTCTTCCCTTCTGAAATAAACATAACATCTACAACAGTTACAGTAACTTTTGCAGCAAATAGAACAGGTAGACTTGTTGTTACCGGATAAAATACGTATATTAAAGTATGTTAAGAGAAAATGTAATTGTTAGTGGCTCATTAGATGTTAGTGGACAATATATTATACCCAGAGGACCCAGAGCCAATAGACCAGGAAGCCCAGAAATTGGGTCTCTTTATCTTGAAGAATCTGATAGTGGAAGTTTTGTTGTAACATATACCGCAGTATCTAATAGAGATGATGGATGGGAACCAGTTGGTTCACAAAACACGGATAGAATTGGTTTTTTATATAGACAAATTATTAATTATTCTTATTTGGCTGGTGGTTATAAAGATGCATCTCCTTGGAAAAATGTTCATAGAACAACAAATGCAACGGATCAAACTGTTCACTTAGGAGAATTGATGGATTATCCAGCATCATATACATCTGGTCATTGTAGTAAAACTATTTTATTTGTTTGGTCAACAAATACAGATGGCGCCTGGAAATCGGCAACACAAATACATTCAACTTGGACAACAGGGGTAAATATGGTAAATGAAACGGCTTATGCTCACCAATCTAAATGGGATTTAGCAAATGCAAGAGATGACTTAGGAACTTTATTTCAAGAAACAGAATTTGCTTGGGTATTTGGGGGAGGTGTTGCAACTGTTGAAAAATTCAATTCAACCAACGAAGTTATGTATAGTGTTTATTACCCTAATATGGCACCATATCTAACATTAAAAACATCTATCACCAGTTCATTAGGTTGTTCTGGGTTTTCTGATGAAAATTATGGTTATGGTTATGGATCGGAAAGTGGTAACAAACTATTCTTTGCAACTGATACCTTCACTAATAATCAACAATGGGGGGCCAGTGGGCAACAAAAGGGAATTAGTTCCAAGTGGGGTAAAGGATATGCGGGAAATGAGGGTAATTATAATGGTGGTTATAACTTAAGAAGATGGAATGTGTTTAATGAAACAAATATTGGTAATGTGGCAAAACCACATGGAAACTGTGGTGAAGAAAATTTCACCATGGGACAAGACCACCAATATATGTTAGGAAATTATGATGGTCTACAAAATAATACAAGTTGGAAATTTGTCTATGCAACTGACACTGGTGTTGTTAACCCTTCTGGGTTGGCACCAGGCGTTAATGGTGGAACATCATCGGGGCATTGTGGGTGGAGAAATTAAAAAACTATTTATAGAATATGCGTCACGATAATATAGAAATTAGTGGTTCTTTAAGAGTTCAGGGAGTTTCAAAACCACCCAGAGGCTCAAAAGCAAATAGACCTGGGAGCCCAGTTACGGGATCATTATATCTTGAAGAGGCAGCAAGTGGTAGTTTTTTAATGGTATATACTGGTTTAAATAATGGGGATAATGGGTGGGTTAGAGTTTCTTCCCAAGTTAACTCAAATGTTGGTTTTAAATTTAGACAAATAATTAGTGTTTCCTATTTAGCTGGTGGTTACAAAAACTCATCACCATGGAAGAATGTTCATAAAACAATTAATTCTACTGATCAAACAACACATATTGGTGAACTATTAGATTACGCTGCATCATATACTTCGGGGGCTTGTAGTAAATATATCTTTTTTGTTTGGTCCGTTAATGAAGATAATGCATTTAAAGGACCAACTGATGTTAATGGTATTAGAACATCTGCAATTAATATGGCAAACGATACCAAATATACACATCAAACTAAGTTTAACATAACGACTGCAAGGAGTGATGTTGCTACCATGCATAAAGAAACAGAATTTGCATACATGTTTTCTGCCGGTAGTTCTATTGTTGATAAATTTGATTTAAGTAATGAAACAATTATGACTGGGTTCAATTTAACAACAATAAATGGTAGTGATGGTGGTAGTGCATTTTCTGATGAGAACTTTGGATACGGTTGGACATCTAGCGAAGGTATCAAGTTTAGTTTTGCATCTGAAACATTTTCATCATCTGTTCATTGGTCAGCACACGCGCAACAAAAAGGGATTAGCTCAAAAGTTGGTAAAGGATATGCGGGAAATGAAGGGTCATATAGTGGTGGATATAACTTAAGAAGATGGAGCAATGCTAGCGACACTAATATTGGTAATGTGGCAAAACCACATCCAAACTGTGGAGAAGAAAATTTCACAATGGGTCAGGATCATCAATATATGTTAGGTAATTATGATGGTGCACAAAATAATACAAGTTGGAAATTCAGCTACACAACGGATACAGGAACTACCAGCGTAAGTGGATTAGCACCCGGCGTTAACGGTGGAACATCTTCTGGCCATTGTGGTTGGAGAGCATAAATTATAAATAAAATGTTATACGAGAATTTAGAAGTAAGTGGTAGTTTAAGATCAGATAGGGTAATTAATAGACCTCCAAGAGGCACTAGAGCAAATAGACCATCAAGTCCTCGTTCAGGTTCATTATACCTTGAAACATCAAGTAGTGGAAGTAGTTATTTGATGTTGTATACTGGTGTATCAAACATTGATGACGGTTGGGAAAGAATCGCTGCACAAGAAACACAACCTACCGCATTTAGATATAGACAAGTAATTAATTATTCTTATTTGGCTGGTGGTTATAAAGACTCGTCACCTTGGAGAAATGTTCACAAGACAGTTAATCTTATTGATCAAACAACACACATTGGTGAACTATTAGATTACCCAATTTCATATACATCCGGAGCGTGTAGTAAATCGATACTTTTTCTTTGGTCTGTAAATGATGACGGGGCGTGGAAAAGTGCCGGAACAATACATGGAACGAGAACAGCTGCTATCAATATGATTACGGACACAAATTACGCACACCAAACAAAATTCAACACTGGTATTGCTAGAAGTGATCTTGGAACTATGCAAAAAGAAACTGAGATAGCATATTTGTTTTCTGGCGGATCAACAACGATTGAAAAATTTAATTTATCGAATGAAAGCTATGTAAGTGGATTTGGGGTTTCATCAATTAGTGGCGACGATGGTGCTGGAGCATTTTTTGATGAAAGTTTTGGTTACGCTTGGACATCATCTGCTGGTATTAAATTTAATTTTTCCAATGAAACACCTAGTTCATCTAGTCAATGGGGTAACCATTCACAACAAAAGGGGATTAGCTCAAAAGTTGGTAAGGGGTATGCTGGAAATGAGGGAAGTTATAATGGTGGTTATAATTTAAGAAGATGGAGCAATTCTAATGATACTAATATCGGGAATGTTTCAAAACCGCATCCAAACTGTGGGGAAGAAAACTTTACATTAGGTCAAGATTGGCAATATATGTTAGGAAATTATGATGGGGTACAGAACAATGTTAGTTGGAAGTTTTGGTATGCAACGGATGTTGGCTCAACTAGTATTACCGGATTAAACCCTGGTGTTAATGCAGGAACGTCTTCTGGCCATTGTGGTTGGAGACAATAGTTGATAATTCAAAAAAAATTACTTATATTATAACAAAACAATTTATTTATGGAAGGTTACAAATATGACAGAGAACAAAACTTAAACAACCCGTTTGATGAAAAACTAATGAAGATTTCTGAAAGTATGTCTTTTGCACTACCAAAGTACAAAGCGTATAATTTCGTAGGCGGTGCACAAATAACGTCATATGCTAAATTAAAACAGTGGTTATTAGAATTAAGAGGTAGAGAAGATGCTGTTGAACATCTCGAGTATACAGTAAGAAAAGCTGAACTTGAAATCGAAATGGATAAGGAAAGTAAAGAGTTTATCACCGACTCTAAAAGAAAAGAGATGATTGATCTAACAGTTGCTGATAAACTTATTGATTTAAGAAAGTTTAAAAGAAACTTAAGAGATGCTTACAGAGAAAGACAAGGTTTTATTGAGTTAATTAAAGAGTTTTTGGAAACCGAAGAAGCTATTCTTCCAGATGGAACAAAATTAATTGATGTATTTGGTAATCCAGAATTAGAAGAAAAATATGAACATGAATATTGGACAATTCGTATGGCTAAACAAGCGATGTTGGATATGATTTCATATGGTAGAATTGGAACTGGTAATTTAGATTCAATTTTAATGATGGACCCTGAACAACAAAAACAAGTTTTAACACTTGCATCAGCATACACAATATCAATTGATAGAAATATTAATCATTTGATGACACAAGCAACAACAAATAATTTCTCAATTGAAGAATCATTAAAAAACCAATTGAAGTTAGATAACTCAAATAAGATTGAAACAGAAAAACTATTATAATGACACATATAATTTTTAAACTACAAGGTAACGTTCCAGGATATATTCAGGTTGTTGGTATGTATTTAAATTACAACTATGGTAGAATTGCGGATGAGTACAATGATATGAGGGTTGAACTTAATAAACTTGGGGCAGCAATTATTCCACCAGAAGTTGCTAGAGGATTTGTATTTGCTGACATCTATAAAGATTATATTAGTGTTAGAACTAATTCTCATATCATGGATGAGATTCCTCAATTAGCGGAATCTGGAGAAACGGATGAACAAAAAGTAAAACACTTTTTAACTGATGAGGACAAAGCTGCTGGTGTTGCATTTAACAAGGCTGTTATGAGAAAACTTGTTGCTGATAGATTCTCTGAAAGATATAAAGAATTAATGGTGGATGCATCTATCTTAGAAAAAGATACATGGGAAGAACAAAAGAGAGAGGCGTTTGGTTGGACGGCAGATAGTGATTATCAAACACCGATCATCGATGTATTATCAACAGGTAGAGGAATTGATAAAGCAACATTTGTTCAAAAAATTATCAATAACGTAACTGATTATAATACCAAGTTAGCTAACTTGTTATTAGAACAACAATTATTGGAAGAAAGAATTAAAGATTGTCAAAATATCGCAGATTGCCACAGATTGAAACATGAAAAGTTTGGTGTGGCAATGAGTAAACAACAAAAAGAGGATGAAAACGTTTCAACAACACCTCTTACATTGAGAATGGACTTCTAAAAAAGAATTAATGAATTTAGCAATTAATGGGACATGCGCTAAAGGTTGTTCATTTTGTTTCACTAAAGAAGATGCAAGATTAAAACACACATTAGGTGACATGTCATTAGAAATGGTTGATAAAATTATCAACCATTATCATTTAGATATGCCTCAAGAGGAAATAACAATTCTTGGTGGTGAACCAACACAACATCCTAATTTTATTGGTATTCTTGATCATATCTTTTCAAAGAATATAAAGGTAAATTTAGTTAGTAATTTCTTATTCAGTAAAACAACAAGGGATTATCTAATAGAAAATATCAAGAATATTCGATGGGTGTTCCCCAATGCAGCAGAACTTAATGAAAAAAATAGAATAGTTTTATTTAAAAAGAACTATTTGGAAATTTACAAGGCTTATGCTAATACCTGGGGGTTTGATACTAACCCAAGGCTTTATTTAGCTGTAACGATGTCTAAAGACTGGAAGGATAGAAACTTCTACGAATACATCAAATGGTTATACCACGAGCTAGATGGTAAAATAAATGCAATTAGGGTCGGTTTAGACCTTACAGGGACTTATCTTATCAATAATAAGGAAATGGGTGCGGAGATCACTAAGATCCTTAAATTCGGCTTATATAACGGTATTAAGATTACTTCAGATTGTCAAGTTCCACCTTGTTTATGGGAAGGGAAGACAAAGAAAGCTGTTTTAGAGAATTCTTTGAATTTTGCTACCTTTAAGATCCCCGAATATGATACCATATGTGGATTTATGCCATTGGACGTTTTCCCAGACGGAAGTTCAATTCATTGTTATCCACTACAGGATAAAGTAAAGATTGATAATGTTTTGGAAATATCAGCTAAAAGTGGTATATTAGATTTAAGGGACGAGTTTGATAAACTTTATATTGCAAATCATAAAAATTATACCGTACCACAAGACTGTTTAGATTGTGTCTTTTATAAGGGCGATTGTAATGGTATATGTGGTGGATGTCTAGAAGGTAACAAATAATGAAAAAAATATTCTCAATACCACTTAATCCGATGATGTCGGAAGATATGTTTATGAATAAATTTTATCCATTCTTAGAAAGAAATAAGGAATGGATATATGACATTTATTTTACCTGTAGAGTTCCACCATTTACTCAAGATGCAATGGGCGCTGTGTTCAGAGATGAAGACAGAGATATTGTTTTTGAAAATGCAATGATCATTCAACAAGCATTGGGTATTAAAATAAGTGCAACATTTAATAATGTTAATGTTTCCCCTAGATATGACAACTACAAATTGTTTGTTGATAATTTAAAACCTTTATATGAAAAAGGTTTAAGGTGTATCACCATCCCACACGGTCATTGGGTGGCGATGGGTTTAAAGAAACACTTTCCTGAAATGGAAATTAAAAATACCATTTTAAGAAAAGTTGCAACCGGTCAAGACTTCTGGTACAATGCCGATCAAGGATTTGATTACATTAACCTTGACAGGATTTTAATGAGGGATGTTGAGGAATTAAAAAATATTAAGAGGGCACAGTTAAAATATTACGAAGAGAAGGGTAGATATGTTAAACTATCATTACTAGTTAATGAAGGATGTTTAGGTAGATGCCCAGTTATGGATGAACATTATTCATATAACAATCTTAGAACCAATAATGAATTACCATATTTTCATCATGAGATATCTAAAGTAACTTGTGAACATAAATGGGAGAAAGATATTAATGCGTTCTTCTTTAAAACCGGTACCATTCCTCCATTCAAAGAAGAGTTTGATGAGTTCTTAGAATACATTGATGTTTTCAAAATGCATGGTAGAGATAGTTTTAATCGATTAGATGAAACGATGGAGATTGTTGATTCATATGCTGCAGATAAAAATGTCTTATCTAAAACATCTGAAATATATTTGGATGGTATACCACACGAAGAACTTAAGGGTTGGAGAAATAAAATAAAGAAATGTAAATTCCAATGCTGGGATTGTAATTACTGTGATATTGTTGCGGATCATAAGAAAAAATCATATGGACTTAATTAAACATATAGACGATTCAATTGAATGGGGTAAACTTGAAGTATCAAAATTAACTCAAGACATTTTAGATATTCATGGAATCACAAGCAATAAGGTTAAATGTTTTTTAAATAACATTTGCAATATTGATGGTGCAACATATCTAGAGATAGGCGTGTTTCGTGGCGCAACATTTTGTTCAGCAATTTATGGTAACGATATCTATGCAATAGGTATTGATAACTTTATGTCACCCAACTTAACACCAAAAGGTGTGAGTCAAAAAATGGGGAATTATTATAAACATAACATTGACGTGCTACCACAAGAAGAGTTCTTATCTAACGTGAAAAAGTTTGGTGATGTAGATAAGATATCTGTATATAAAACTGATTATCAGCTATTTGATTTCAAAACTTTATCCAATCCAGATATTATTTTTTATGATGGTGAAACTAAATTTCATGATCAATACATCGCGTTAAAGAATATCCTACCAATTATATCAAATGAAACAATTATAATCATGGACGATTGGAATTGGGATAGTGGTGCGTTTGAAAAGTTTGTAGATGAAAACAATTTGTTGATTTTACATTCAAGACAATTATACACTTCTGGTGAAGATTCTGATGATTTTTGGAACGGTCTGGGTATATTTTTACTAAGTAAATAACTTCTTTTTACGCGTTTTTTTGTTTATATTAGAGTTAATAATAAACTTTTCTTAAACAAAAAAACAAATGAGAAAAACAATGAAAATGCTATCGCTAATGTTAGCATTATTGTTTACTACTACTATGTCATTTGGACAACAAAGTAGCGGTACAATTAAAAAAGACACAACTTCAATAGAATTGAAAGAAGTTGTTGTTGTTGGGGGCACCAACTATCAGGTGCAACAAGTAATAAAAAACCCGAAAGTATACTTGAACTCTGCACGGATTCAGGAAACAAGTCCGGGACAACTAAGTCCATATGTTGGTGCGTTTACTGGTAATCAAGTTGACCAATCAATTAATGGTATTAGGGTTAATAACGGTTTGTTTAGAACCGGGCCAAACCAATATTTTGGATGGGTTCCACTAGAATTTACAAAGTTAATTTCTATTACTGATGGTGGTAATATTGGTGGAACAATCGAAAGAAAGGTTGGTGTACAATCATCACATGTTGGATTAAATTATGTGGGTGGCACGGATGGATTTAGCCAATCAGCATCTTATAAGGGTAAGAAATTTGGTATTGGTTTTAACAACATCGACTATGGTAATGTAATATCTCCTGATAGTACATTTCAACACAGTGCTTACAATCAAAAAGCATTGGTGTCTGAAGCGAACTGGTCTTCAACACAAAAAACAACTTTAATTTTTTCACAATCAAATGATTTAGAAAGAACAGATAGATGGAATGGTGGCTTCAGAATCTCTGGTTATCAAAGACCGGCGGTTTATACATGGGAACTACAAAGATATTTGTTTGTTAATCATGAGATGAACTTAAACAGATTACGTGTAAATCTAGCATATCAAAATAGTTCAGAAGATATTTTAGATGGTACAAAAAAGGTAGTTACTCGTTTAGACGCATATACTGCAAATCTTGAATATCAACTACCACATTCATTTAGCATATACTCAACTAACACAATCGAAAAAATCAGATATGAAAATGGTTTAGTTGGTGGAATATCAAATGATGATTATAAAACAACAAAACACGGTATTCGCTGGATTAACGAAATAGGTAAAGTAAAAGTATACACAAGCTTGGGATTAAAGAATGTTCAAATAACCGATGTTGATCCGTTTAATGGTATGGAATATTCTGCAATTGTTGGATACAAAGGTCTATTTGTAAGTTATGACAATAGCTTAAATGCACCAAGTTATTTGATGATTAAACAAGCAATGACAAATGGTAGAGGTACACAACTACCAAATCCAGATTTAATACAGGAGAGAGGTCAAACGTATCGATTTGGTTATAAACGAAGTAATTTATATTTTGATGTTTACTTCAAAGAATTAGATGACGCATTTAATGTTACTATATTATCAACAAATGTTTTTAGAACTGATAATATTGGTGGTGTTTCAGTAAATGGTGCAACGCTAGGTTATTTTAACGATAGTTTGTTTGGAACTAAACTAGGTGTGAATGCTAGAGCAGAATATGTTTATGGTGTTAAAAGATTAACTGGAGCAACAACAGAACCAGTTGATAAAACAGTACCATATTTTGGCTACATAAAACTAAATTATAATGAGCTATGGGTGGAAGGTAGATATCAACCAATTGATCAATCTTTATCATTTGCAGATAGAAATGATGTTCGACAATTTTTACACAATAAAGGTGTGAGATTAGTGAACATTGGATACACCACAAAGTATAAAAATTTAGAATATACAATGTTGTTTTATAACTTATTCAATGATGCTAGTAGAGTTTGGGGATCGTCAGTTGATTTACCAACAAGAAGTATTAATTTAAACCTTAAATATAATTTTTAATTATGTCAATTCTAATCAAAGGACAAGAGTTCCTTGTCTATTTAATATTCATTATGTTCGTTACAGGTATCCTCAAAGAAAGAGGATACCTTATGGACATCTTCAGACTACTTGAACAAAAAGTTAAGTCTAAAAGAATGGTGGTATTTTTAGTATCACTATTTGGTGGTATCTTACCTATCCCCGGCCGTGTTGCATTATCAGCATCAATGTTAAACAGCATTGCACCTGTTGATAACAAGAAACGTAAGAAGTTTGGGATCATTGATTACCTAGCAACACACCACTATTATCTATGGTCTCCATTAGAGAAGACCGTTATCATTCCAATGGCGGTGTTAAGTTTAACTTATATGCAATTCATGTCATATATCTGGCCGTTACTTTTAATATCTGTATTATATGTGACATATTATATTTTATCATTAGAAGATGATGAAATTGATATTGAAGTTAAAGATGAACCAATTAATATGCAAAACATAACTATGGTGGTTATACCATTCTTGGTTACCATACTAATGTGCGTATTTCTTACTGAATACTATTTTGGTTTCTTTACAGGATTCACTCTATGGTTAGTATATTACTCTAAAAGCTGGAATAAACTAATGGGTTATATTGATTGGGAATTGATATGGATCGTTGCATTAGTAATCATTCTAGGTAACCTTGTTGGTTCTTACTATAGTGTGATAGAATCATATATTAAACAATATAGTAAACCAGAATATATTCTAGTAGTTTCTGTTATATCTTTCCTATCATCATTTATGTTAGGTTCCTCAGCAAAGTATGCAAGTATCGTTAGCTTATTAACAAGTGTGTTTGGTATGCAGTATTTTGTTCTATTCTTCACATTAGAATATTCAGCATATTTGATCTCACCGTCACATAAGTGTTTACCTATTGGTCAAAGGTATTTCCATACCGGATTTATGACCTATTTAAAAGCGTTAATTGTGTGGATCTCGATTATGATGACCTATGCGCTTTTGACAATAATTTAGTGTTTACTTTTTTAAAAATAACATATATATTATAAAAGATAATTTAAATTTATGGACAAAATTACATTAAAACTAGGTGACGTTCTACAATTAGAAAGCGAAATAAATGGTTATGTTGATCCACAGTCTGGTGAACAGATTTATGAGGGATTTTCTAAGCAAAATCTATCAATCATTTTAAAATATGAACTAAGCGATTTCTCAACAACACTTAAAAGTGAGAGAAGTAAAGTTGAAGCATTAAGAGATGATTTGATTAAGAAACACGGCGAAGAGGATGCTAATGGTGGTATCATGGTTAAAATGAGAAATGAAGTTAAAGACGAAGAAGGTAATGTAACCGGAACCGTTATTAATCCAAAGTATCTTGAATTCGATAAAGAATATGGTACACTTTTAAATCAAGAAATTGAAATAGAATATCCTGAAATTACTAAAGAAGATCTAAAAGATGCTGGGAAAACAAAAGACAAATACCTGGTATTATTTAAGTTGATTAAGAAATAAAAAGAAAGGAGCTTTTAAAGCTCCTTTTTTATTTGTATTAACATATTACCTATGTGATATTCGCCAGGTTCATAATATGGTATTGATAATCTTAATCTTTTTAAAGTGTTGATATCTTCATCCGTAAATTCGCTAACCTCAGTGATAAGTACGTCTACAGTATCTGTTAATGTAAATTTAGTTCTAATATCATATCTGGTTCTCTTTTGTTCATTGTTAATATAATCTTCAGGTATTTCCCCTAAATCTATTTTGTCGAAAAACGGTTCTACCTCCATTAGTCTCTTTTTGTTTCTTGTAAGTAAGCCCATTGAAAATGTATTGTACTTAAAATTTTTCTCTTCCCAATAACGTAATTCGTTAAACACTGATATTGTTATCCCCCATTTTCTAACGAAATTTCTAGTAGATGCTACTTCATGAATTATTCTGTCTTTTTTAAACTCATCACTAAATCTAGACGTTTGTGAAACAAAATGATAAACAATTGCAGACTCACAAGTTTTTAATTCATAACCTTTTAATTTAGCTCTAATAATAAAATCATCATCTTCACAGAAACAAGGAACGAAACTAAACCCATCAAAAAACCCGACTTCTTCAAACCTCTTCTTATATCCACTCATAAAGAAAACTGCACCATCATATAAAATGTCGTTATTATTATTCGCAGTAACATATGCATTAAAGTTAAAGTAATCAAAATCAGCAAACGATGAGCCCAGATCTATTAATACTTTACCTGGTCTTCTATGTCCCTTAAAAATGGGTGGTTCTATTGTTGTATATGATAATAACATGTTCGGGGTTAATAGTCTATCTATAGCCTCTAAAAACCCTTCACCTATGATCATATCATTGTGAATCAAAACTAATTTTTCAGTATCGACCATCTTAATTCCTGAATTGTATGTTTCAGAAAATGTTAATCTATCGTCATCGTGAAAAATTGTTAAGTATTCATCTTTATCAGACATTTCTAACAACCATTCTTTTGTACCATCAGTTGAACCACCACTACTTATAACGAATGGTGCTTCTGGGTAAAGATCCCTTATTCTAGAATAACAATCTTTGGTTAAATCTAATTTATTTAATACTGCAAGAACAAATGTTATATTCATATATTATTTTTTTGTTGGTCTATTGACGATCCATATGTGA